CAATATGATTTAATAACGTGTTTTTGTAGGTGTTGTTTTAATGATTGTGATGTTATTTCTTGTTTACAAATAATACAAGAACATCTAATATTAAATTTAGACATTATAGTTATTCCTGCGTACTAGTTTTAGGGACAGCCCAGTTACCTGCAATTGCGGTTGATAATACTCTTAATATTATCTAACCTAATTTATTTATACAATATTTAATGCAAGTAAAGTGTTGATGGTTACACGTTCGGCTTCCACCCGAAAATATGGAGATCGTGACTCCATACTTGCTCCAATTTAAAAATTACTTGACTTTTTAGTTTAGTCGAGTTATAATATATTTAAAATGATTCTTAACGATGAGGTGATATAAAATATGAAAATTTCCCAAGAAACAACTGCTATTCTAAAAAACTTTGCTCATATTAACCAAGGTATTTACTTTAGAAAGGGTAATGTAGTTTCAACTATGAGTCCAGGTAAAAATATTTTATCTGCGGCTACTATCTCTGATACAATTCCTCAAGACTTTGGTATTTACGATTTAAATAATTTCTTATCAGTTGCTTCTTTATTTAAAGAAGGTCCAGAATTAGAGTTTGATGATAAACACGTAATTATTAAAGGTCGTGGTGGACGTAGTAAGATTAAATATCGTATTGCCGATCAATCAATGATTGTTGTTGCTCCAGATAAACGCCCTAATTTACCAGCAGTTGATGTTAAATTTACGTTTTCTAAAGAAGATTTTGAATGGGTAATAAAAACCGCAACTGTGCTTGGTGCAACGCACGTTGCTGTTGAGTCTGATGGAACTACTGTATCTTTAATTACATTTGATGAGGCAAATGATTCAAGCCATGTTAATTCATTAGAATTAGCTGATGTTAATCCAGAAGGTAAAAGCTTTAAATTAGTTTTTAAAACTGAAAATTTAAAAGTTATTCCTGATACATATTCAGTAGAAATTAGTAATAAAGGTTTGTCTGCTTGGACATCAGTCACAGCTGAAATTAAATATTGGATTACTCTTGAAATGAGTTCTGTGTACGGATAATAAATGAGCGATTTTAATAATAAAATGTTAGATAGTTGGAATTCTTATATTCCCTCTACTGCGTATAAAATGAAACAAGTATTTTTATTTACTTTATTAGATTCTTATATGACGACATGTTTATATAATGAGCAATTTAATTCAGACGAAAATATAACTGATGAAGAATTTATATATGGCATTAAATCAATTTTGACGGAGGAATAATATTATGACTGAAAATTTAGAAACAGTATTTGGTACACTTGATGATAAACAATTAAAAATTCTTACTGATGGGTTGAAAGAAATTTCAGTTCACTTCTCTCGTATTGAACGAGAGAAAGAAGCAGTAAAGGATATTGTTGATGCTGTTAAGGATCAAATCGAGTTACCGAAAAAAATTATTAATCGTTTAGCTAAAACATATCATAAACAAAATTTTGCTGAACAGAATACTGAAGATAAAGAATTTGCTAAACTTTATGTAAGTATTGTATCTGGTCATTCTGAGTAATTATTGATTTTTGGGCGGCTTCGGTCGCCCTTTTTTATTATTTTCTTTTAGTTCTTTCTCTTAATCTATAAAACGTTGGGTATTTTGGGTTGTCTAATCTTTTTCTAATATTAATTCCAGGAAAATGTTTTTGCGCTTCTCCTACTGATGGATAATCTATACCTTCACAATTTACTGGGCAATTATTTGCTTTAATCATTTTTTGTTTTGCTTCTTTGAGGAAATTTGCTGTATCTGGTCTAGATCTACCAAACATAGGGTTTTTTTCTCCTAATATATCTCGAGTTATCATCCCTTGTTTGTAATTTTCAGATTTAGAAGTATCTCCTCCAGATAACCCATCTTCTGGACGCATATTTGCCCAATTTTTGGATTCTACTATATTTAAAATATCTGATAACAGTAAAGAAACTCTTACTAATGTATCGATATCGTAAAATAGTTTTACCCAAGTTGTATTTATTGAATTGCCGTGTTTTTTTAGATGATTTTTCCAGCGAGTTCCAGAACCTTTGTATTTATTTGGATCTCTAGTTGTTTTACCTAGATATTTTAATCCAGTAATAGAATGTTGCTTGATATACAAATATGTTGGTTTAAAATTTGAACGCTGTTGTTCAGTGATGGTATAAGTATTATTGCTGGACATTACAGTCTCCTGATTGTGCGTTAAATGTTTAGAACTAGTGGGAGTTGGCGCTCCGCGACTAGTTTTATTTATTATTATTTTTATTTTGGAGTTTATATTATGATACGTGAGCATATGTTATGGTGCGAAAAATACAGACCAGAAAAAATTGCCGATTGTATTCTTCCTGAATCAATCAAATCAACATTTCAAGAATTTGTCACTCAAAACAAAATACCTCATTTATTAATTGCAGGTTCAGCTGGAGTTGGTAAAACAACAATTGCAAAAGCATTGTGTAAAGAAGTTGAATGCGACTATATAGTAATTAATGGTTCTGACGAAAATGGTATTGATGTTCTTCGTGGTAAAATTAAAAATTATGCTTCATCCGTTAGTTTATCTGGTGGACGTAAAGTAATTATTATTGATGAAGCAGATTATTTAAATGCTAATTCATTACAACCAGCTCTTCGTAATGCAATTGAAGAGTTTTCTCGTAACTGTTCATTTATTTTTACTTGTAACTATAAAAACCGTATTATTGAACCATTACATTCAAGATGTTCTGTTATTGACGTAAAAATTACAAAAGAAGATAAACAAAAGCTAATGGCTCAATTTTTTAAACGAGTTTGCTGGGTTTTGGATGAAGAGAAAGTTGAATATAACAAAGAAGTTGTGGCTCAGGTTATTGCGAAATATTATCCAGATAATCGTAGAGTATTAAACGAACTTCAGCGTTATGCAATGGGTGGAGTTATTGACGTTGGTTTATTATCAGTAGTTTCTGATGTAAATTTAACACCATTAATTAAAGGATTGAAAGAAAAATCATTTGCTGATGTTAGAAAATGGGTTGTTGATAACTTAGATAATGATAGTCAAACAATTTATCGTAAAATGTATGATACAATGTATGATATTTTGAAACCCAATTCAATTCCACAGTTAGTATTATTAATTGGTCGTTACCAATATCAAACAGCTTTTGTTATTGATCATGAGATTAATTTGATGGCATTTTTTACTGAATGTATGGTTGATTTAGAATTCAAATAGGTGACTTATGGATCTGTTTAAAGAAGTTTTACCATCGTTACTTCAAACTAAAAAATCTATTATCACATCTGATAATGAAAAGGAATACGAACCTTATATTGTAAATAGAGCATTAAGTCAGCATAATGATTGTTTATTATATGTTAATGAAATGAATCGTTATTCTGGTTTAGATAAAAAAATGCAATATGACTATTATATAAATACTTTTGTAGCCAAAAAAAGACCGTTTCAGAAATGGTATAAAGCAAGCGAATCAAAAGATATTCAGGTAATTAAGGAGTATTTCGGTTATTCATCAGAAAAAGCCAAAGATGCATTAAGAATTCTTACTCCTGAACAAATTAATAAAATTAAGGAAGTTGTTGATAAAACAGGAGTTATAAAATGAGTGACATTTTTAATGGGTATGGAGTTGAGGTCTTTATTGATGAAAATAATTTTTTAAAAATTAAAGAAACATTATCTAGAATTGGCGTTCTTTCAAAGAAAGATAAAACTTTATATCAATCATGCCATATTTTACATAAACAAGGAAGATATGTTATTATTCATTTTAAAGAATTGTTTGGTTTAGATAATAAATCTCATGAAATTAGCGAAAATGATATTGCTAGAAGAAATACTATTGTAAATCTTTTAAAAGACTGGGAACTATTAGAAATTCGTCATGAAAATGAATGTAAATCTCCATTAGTTCCTATTAGCCAAATTAAAATTTTATCTTATAAAGAAAAAGACGAATATAATTTGGTTAGTAAATATAATATCGGAAAGGTTAAAAAATAATTATGGCACTACAATTAGATACCACGACTCTTCCTGGGAAAACTATTGTTTATAATGAAACCGTTGCTGTTGCTGTTGAAACTGTTGTTGATGGAACTACCACGACAACTACTACAACAACCACTACAACCCCAA